CGTCAAAGAGCTGAAGCGTAATCTTGATCAGACTGCCAAGTCAGTCAAGAACGTCGAGAAAGCAGTCTCCGGCTGGTTGCCGAAACTGCGTGATGTCGCGATTACCGTCTCGATCCTCAAGAACGGCATTCACAACCTGGCAACAGGCATGTTTGGATGGCAGCACGCCATTATCAAGTCGAATGCCGAAATCGAACGTATGACGATGCTGATGCGTGGTATGTCCAAGGCATCCACGCAGGCAGCCAAAGATCTTGAAGCAGCCTCTAACGTCGACTTCGTTATCGACCTGGCACAGAACGCTCCCTTCCAGCTTCAAGAGCTGACCAACTCCTTCGTTAAGTTCAAGTCGGTCGGCATCGACCCCACCAATGGATCACTCAAATCACTGACGGATGCGGTAGCCGCGTTCGGTGGTAACGATCAGATCTTGCACCGTGCGTCTGTTGCGATTCAGCAGATGGCGGGTAAGGGCGTTATCTCAATGGAAGAATTGAGACAGCAGCTCGGTGAAGCTGTGCCTAATGCGATCACTCTGATGGCCCGCTCACTGGGTTACTCCTACAAGGAGCTGGTCGACAAGATCTCCAAGGGTCAGATCGAATCTAAAACTGCGCTTGCTAAGATGTTTGCCGAATTCGACGTGGAATTTGGTGGCGCATCTGAGCGCATGATGACTACCTGGGTTGGCCTGGTCCAGCGACTCCAGACGCGCTGGGAGCTGTTCAAGGTAGCTATCGGACGCTCTGGATATTTCGACGAAGTGAAGAAGGTATTGATTGAAATCGTCGACGCCTTTGGATCTGAGCGCATGCAGGTCGTGGCGAACGAGATTGGCAAGGCGCTCCTGGCAATGGTGCGCGGCATCAAGTCCGTCGTCACAGCCCTGATTGATAACTGGGAGTGGATCAAGAAGCTCACAATCGCACTGGTAGCAATGCGTGCGGCCCTGTTCTCTATCATGATCTTCAACAAGGTCGGCGCTGGGCTCAAGCTGATGGATGCGGCTCTGGCATCTACTACCATGCACATGGCAGTCTTCGGAGCCACAACGAGCACGATGGTTGGGCCGCAGCTCCCTCTGATTGCCAGCATGGTCCATCGCGTGCGCAAGGCATTTGTTGCCCTGAGTGCAGTTCTGCGCGCAAACATCTTTGGCGTTGTGCTGACGGGCATTGCGGCATTCGTCACTTACGTCTGGAGCGCGAATAGTGCCCTGGAAGACCTGCGCGGCAAGGTCGACGAGTTCAATGAGAAGGGCGCTTTTGGGGCGACCAATGAAGACATCGCTGAGATGGGCGACCGCGTTGCGTTCCTGAACGAATCCATCGACAAGCACACAGCCAAACTGGAGAAGATCAAGGAGCTAGATTGGCGCCAGAACCAGGCAAACTACCTTGAGGGGGTGCTCAAGGAGCTTCTGGACGAGCGTGAGCGCACCATGAAGGCGATGAATGTTGCCACAAAGCATCTCGATGAAGTTGCTGCCAAGGAGCAGGTTGAAATCAAAAAGCGCGCCCTGCACCAGGAGCTCGATGCCGCACGCGGTGCGTTTCGTGCTGAATATGATGCGCTGTGGCAGATGCTCGACAAAAGCAAGATCACTCAGGAAGAATACTTCAAGCAAAAGACTGCCATCCGCTATCGTGAGATGGAGAAAGAAAAAGAGATTATCCGCAGTGCGATTAACGAGCAGCAGGCGCTGATCCAGAGCGGATCCCTGTCCGGCGGCGAGCTAATTACGGCTCAACTTTACGTTAAGGCACTGCGCGAGGAATTCGAAGGTCTTGCTAAAAAGACACAGCAGTATATCGACCTCCAGAAACAGTCTGCCGAGATCACTGATGGCGCAAAGCAGGACGCAATCCGCGAGAAGAAGGCGGATACTCTGATCACCAATCTTCGCGCCAAGATCGAAGAGCTCAAGGCGGTAAATGTCCAGCCTGGTGCGAAGGGCTATGTTGAATCCCTGATGGAAAAGATCGAACAGGGCGCCTTTGGTGCGAATCAGGAAAAGCTCGATGAGATCATCAAGCTGGCAAAGCAGATCCAGGCAATCAGCGCAGATACTAAGGCGCAGGAGCAGGCAAGAAAGCTAGGTCAGCAGGTTGATGATCTGAAGATCAAGCTCGGCCTGGCAACTGCTGAAGTGTTCACGTTTGAGCGCGCCCTGGCATCCGGCAAGTTCGGAGATCCTACAGCACTAACCAAGCAGCGCATCGAGGAGCTTCGCGGTCTATTCAGTGAGCTGTCTGACCTGGAGTGGGAGCAGGAAGTGCGCAAGGACTTTGAGAAGGTCGAGCAGAGCTTCCAGAGCCTCAACAACACCCTGTATGACGGCATTGTCGATGCCAATGACGCCCTGGGCAAACGCACTGATGTCATTCAACAGCAGTTCCAGCGCCAGGCTGCCATCTATCGCGCTCAGATCGAGAACGCGCAGTTCAATGACCGTCAACGCCGGAATCTCGAAGAGAGCTATTACAAGTGGTATGTCGCTCAGCAGAAGCGCATAGCGCGTGAAACCGAGCACCCCGTGATGAAGCTCGCCCGTGACTGGGAGCAGGCAACAGAGCGCATGAAGAAAGCCCAGGCAAGCTGGATCGATGATATGTCCAAGCGTCTGACTGATTTCGTCATGACAGGCAAGTTCGACTTTAATGATTTTGCCAATGCCGTCATCGAGGACATCATTCGCATCCGCATGCAGGAAGCCATGAGTAAGATCATCGGCGGCATCCTCGGTGGATTTGGTGGCTTCAGTCTGAGTGGCATGGATGGCGTCAATTTCGGCTCGCAGCAGGACATGATGCTGGCAGCTCAGAACTTTGCTAACGGCGGCATCATGACGCCCTGGGGCACTGCACAGCTCAAGCAGTATGCAACAGGCGGCATCGCGACTTCTCCGCAGGTGTCCGTATTTGGCGAGGGTGATACGCCTGAAGCGTATGTGCCCCTGCCTGATGGCCGCACGATCCCTGTCACCATGAACGGGGAGGGCGGCGGCGCTACCAGCGTCCAGGTAAACGTGATCAACCAGTCTGGTCAGAATGTTGATGCCAAGCAGGGCCAGCCTCGCTTTGATGGCGAGAAGATGGTGCTCGATGTTGTGCTGAGTGCCGTCAGTCGCCCCGGTAAATTCCGTGATTCCATGAAAGGAGCATTGTCGTAATGGAAACCTTCCCGCTCGCTGATCGTCAGGATGCCAAGTATTACCAGGTAGAGCAGGAAGATCCTGCCATGCGCACAGAAATGGAGGGTGGCTATGTGTATAGTCGCCCTCGCTTCACGCGCACACCCAGAAAAACCTTCACGACTGGCTTCACCAATCTGAGCAATGACGAAAAGAACACGCTGGAGGCGTTCTGGAACACCGTCAAGGGCGGCTCAGAGATCTTTCAGTGGACAGATCCGGTAGAGAATGTCGTGGTCGAAGTGCGCTTCACAGCGCCCATCCAGTTCAACTACGCCGGATATGAGGGCAACCATCGCTGGGACTGCTCTTCAATTGTTCTTGAGCAAGTTTGATAAGTCACCAATGACTAATATATAATGCGGCAATGAAGTCGTTATCAGTCAACACGGTTATCGAAAAGAACAAGCTGGGCGGTGGTGAGCCTTTCCTGATCTGTATGGAAGTGGACATCAAGGATGGCGACACCATCGTCGAAACCCTGCGTATCGTCCGCAACAACGAGGACATCGAATACCAGGGCAATGTCTATGCTGCCTATCCTTTCGATCTGAACCTCAATGCAGAAGCAGGGGCTATCCCTCGCGTCACGGTTACTGCTCGCGACATTACCCGCGCTATCCAGGGACGCCTCCAGAACTACAAGGGTGTTGTTGGATCAGATGTGCGTCTGTTTGTCGTCAATGCGGGCAACCTGGCCCAGCCCCCGGAGATTACCGAGTTCTTCGTCATCACCTCGACATCGACCAGCGGCTACGACATCTCTATTGAACTGGGTGCTGAAAACACCCTGGCTCTGCCTTTCCCGCGTCGTCGTCAGATGCGTGACCGTTGCAACTGGAAATACAAAAGCGCCGAGTGTGGCTATACAGGGGCACTGTCAAGCTGCGACCTGAGTCTCCAGGGCGACAATGGCTGTGCCCAGCATAGCAACACGCTCAACTTTGGTGGCTTCCCTGGCATCCGCAGTAACGGCGCACGTTATGGCTAGGATTAAGACTGGCGACCTCATCGGAATTCCATTCGTGCATGGTGGGCGCACCCTGGACGGGCTCGACTGTTACGGGCTCGTCATGGAGCTCATCAAGCGCGAATACGGTGTTGATGTTCCTGAGACGCGCTATGCCCCGTTCGTAAAGGATATGGCAGCGGTAGTCGCAGGCGAGCTCCCCAAGTGGAAGGAAGTTGATGGCGCAAAGGCAGGCTCCGTTGTGCTGTTTCGCATCAAGGGCCTGGCATCTCACGTCGGCTTTATGCTCGACGAATATCGATTTATTCACACCTGGGAAAAGTCAGGTGGCGTTGTTATTGAACCGATCAGCACCTGGGAACAGCGTGTCGTCGGCTATTATAAGTTTGAAGGGTAAACATGCTGCCACTCGCTGAGCCAAATCCTACGATTGATGTCATTCGCATCACCAACCCACTCAATCCAAATGAGCATGTGACGCACCAGCTCGCCTGGAATCACACCATGACGGTAGGTGATCTGCTTAAAGCCTATGAGCTCGAAGGTGAGTGGGTCGTGGGCCTCAACGGTGCGGTCGTCGAAAAGGACAATTACGACCTGACGCGATTCTCCATTGATGACTCCGTGGTGCTCTACCCGGTCCCTGAAGGTGGGGGCGGGGGCAAGAATATCTTGCGCATCGTCGCTCTGGTTGCCCTGACCGTTGTAACCGCTGGCGTGGGCACTGCAATGGCAGCGGCAGGCTATTCGGCGTTTGCGGTCGGAATGTCGCAAGCGGGCATCATGATTGCCGGGTCCATGTTGATCAATGCACTGCTGCCTCCACCCAAGCCCTCGTTCAATGCTAACGGCAATGGCCTGGATGATAGCCCCTCCTATGGTATCGATGGGGCCAAGAATACTTCCGCAGAGGGGCTTCCGGTTCCGATCGTTTATGGAACCTATCGTGTTGGCGGCAACATCATCAACACTCATGTTGAGAACGTCGACAATACCCAGTTCCTATATATGCTTCTCAATCTGGGCGAAGGCCCGGTAGAGTCGATTGGCGACATTATGATCAACGATCAGCCCATCGACAACTTCAAGGATGCAACCATCTATCGAGCTCTGGGCAATGATGTGCAGGAGCCGCCTGAGTGGTTCGACGATACGGTGCGTCCCTATCAGGTCGGTCAGAAGATGACGACCGACTGGATTCTATATGACACTCAGGATGAGGTAGACAAGCTGCGTGTCGATGTAGTTTTTCCGCAGGGTATTTTCCGTGTGCGCGACGATGGCTCGTATGTGGGCAGGACGATCGATCTGGAGCTTCAGTATCGCAAGGTCGGAGATGTCGACTGGACACCTCTGGGAGCGCGTAGTGAGATTATCGGCTATGAGCACTGGTGTGTTTATGATAGCGGAAATGAGTATCAGAACGATCTCGGCGAGGGCGGCATCTTAAATCCGAACGCCCCCTATATTGACCCTCAATACATCATCGATCATGGGCTGGGCAGCAAATACGATGGCAGACCAATCCTGCAATCGATTGGGCCAAATCCAGTTTGCGATGACTGCGGCGATCTCTACGAAACGATTGGCTATTACGACTATCGACCGATTTATAGCGATGTTTCTCGCGTTTCCACCAAAAGCCGATCTGCCGTGCGCCGCTCATTTGTTTCTGGGAGGTTGCCAGAGGGCATGTATCAAGTGCGCGCTCGCCGCATTGATGAAGAGTCTACCTCCGCACGCATTGCCGATTCCTGCACGTTGAGCGACATTAACGAGATCGTCATTGATGATGTCAGCTATAGACACACGGCGCTCCTGGGCCTGCGCATTAAGCTAAGCGATCAGCTCAACAGCCTGCCGAAAGTTACCTCGCTGATGAATGGGCGAATCGTCCCTATCTATGACCTGCAAGGCAACTATGTTGCGGACATCTTCTCGCGTAATCCAGCCTGGATTACACTGGATGCACTGACGCATACCCGCTATGGCGGCGCTATCGCGCTTGAGCGTATCGACCTGGGCAAGTGGGCGGAATGGGCACGCTACTGTGATGAATTCGGGCTGACCTTTGATGGCACTCTGGATACACAGTCAAATCTATGGGATGCGCTTCAGCCTGTGTTCCGCGCCGGGCATGGACAAATCGTCAACATCGGCACGAAATATAGTATCACCGTAGAGCGAGCAGACGATCCGGTCATGATGTTCAGCGTTGCTAATATCGTTGAGGGATCATTCAGCAATTCCTGGCTGCCGATGAACGATCGCGCCAATGCTATCGAGTTAAGCTACTTCGAGAAGGAAGACAACTACCGTCGTCACACGGTCAAGGTTTACGACAAGAGCCGCGATCCTAATGAGCCCGAGCGCGTCTCCAATATCACGATGATTGGCGTGACCGATGCTGAGCGCGCAACAAAGGAAGCACTATTCCACCTGAACCTGAACCGCTACATTCAGCAGTCAGTTCAGTTCGAAGCGCCCATCGAAGCGATTGCCTGCACAGTCGGCGATCTGATCTATGTCCAGCACGATATGCCTCAGTGGGGCTTTGCGGGCAAGCTCAAGAATAACAATACGACCACCATCCTGAATCTCGACAGAGAGATCACAATGGAGTCGGGCAAGGACTACATCTTCCTTGCACAGTTCGACGCGATACAGCGCACGATAGGAAGCGTAGTGGGTATCGCCGCAGACACATTGACGCTATCTGGATTCGACATCGCAACACCCGTGAAGCGCATCAAGGTAGCTGGTAAGGATATGCGAGTGCTGAGCTACTTCAATGGCGGCGTTGTTGTCGGGAGCACGGCGGGCATCAACATTGGTGATACCTACACGCTGTGGGACATCGATGTCATCGAGGAGCGCCAGGTTGTTACCGAAGAGGGCACGCATACGCAGATTACTCTGCAATCGCCTCTGTCTGAGGCGCCAGCGTCCTATACGAATTTCATGTTTGGCGAGAATGGTAAGGTCAAAAAACCATTCCGTATCACCTCTATTGGTGGAACACACGAATACACGCGCACCATTGGTGCGGTGGAATACAACGAGAGCGTTTATGACCTGACCCTGGACGAAGCAGTGCAGACGCCTGTTTACTCCAGTCTGAACGCGGCCCCGGATCATGTCACGATTACTGAAGTGACCGAAGAGCTGTTCCTGGTGGGCTCCGCGATCCGCACGCGTGTCACCATTCATTACTCATCCGATTACGACACCTACAAGACGGCGCGTGTGTATGTTTCCTCCGATGGCGGCGAGTTCGCCTCAGAAGGCATTGGTAGAGACAGCTTCTCCTTTGAGGCAGATGATGGCGCAGAGCTGCTGATCCGCGTGGCAGCGATCGATATGGCAGGCTCTGAAGCGCCGTTCTCATCGGCTCCTGAGATTGCACACACGGTCGTTGGCAAGGCAGCGCCCCCATCTAATGTCACCGGGCTTTCCATTGCCCGCACCACAGGCGGCCTGTCGCTGAGCTGGGATGCTGTGTCTGATCTGGATCTGTCTGGCTATCAGATTCGCATGGGCGCCTCATGGGACTCTGCATCTATCGTCACCAGTAAGATCCAAGGCACCACCATGTTCGTGCCAATTACGGAACCTGGCGATTACATCTACCACATCCGCTCCATTGACACATCTGGCAACTTCTCTGAGGGCACGGCGTCCACGAGCATTGATATTGCGCGCCCTGGTCATCCTGAAGGGTTTGACTGTATCCAGAATGGCGATCTGATCAACTTCCGCTGGGGCGAACCAAATAGCGTGGGCATCCTTGCCTATGAGATCCGCGAAGGCGAGTCCTGGGAGACTGCCATTCCTGTGCGCAAGGTATCGGGCGATGCTACGCAGATCCCAGCCGACATTACGGGTGAGCGCACGTTCTGGGCCAAGACGGTCGATGAGATCGGCCTATACAGCGTGCTGTCCGTGTTCTCGGTAACAACCGTTGCCTCACCTCCGGATCGTAACGTCATCTTCACCAGAGACTTTGAGGCGCTGAACTATCCTGGCGTGCTCTACAACCTGTATCAGACAGGCAGTGATCTGATCCTGTCTGACAGCAAGCAATATGGCGAATATATTGCGGAAGTCGACCTGGGCGATCAGTTCCGCGCTCGCAACCTGCTTTCTTATGTTGTTCGCTCCTCTGTCAACAACAACCTGACCTGGGCCGATGCCACCTTTGCCTGGGCAGATCCAGAAGCGAACCAGCAGTGGGTTCCTGATGGCGATCTGAACTCTATCGATGCGACACCCTATATTTCACGATTTGTTGGGCTGGGCCTGGATTATGTCGACGGCTTCTCATTAAACAACACCCTGGACGGCATTAACGGAACACTGCCCTCACTGTCGGCAAATCTGACCTACCAGGATGGACGCTTTGCGGATGGACTGTTCGTTGGTGACACCACACAGGCAGCATGGGGCATATCTGTGCCACAGGAGTTCAAGGTGCACTTCTGGGTCAACATTCAGAATGCCGTGGACGATTGCCTCTATATCAAGATGACCTCAGTAGGCGGCAATCTGATGACAGTCACTTACTCACAGCTCACCAATGAGTTCGTGCTGACCGACAATCTGGCCCAGGAAGTGCGAGTTCCGTTCACGATTGCTGTCAATGATCGCCTCCTGATTGCGATTGTGCAGACAGCGACCGAGCGTAAGCTGATGATCGGCAATGGCGATGGCACACAGAGCTTTAGCACTGAGTCGTATACGCCTGTTGGGTCTTTCGACAATGTTCAATTGCATCAATAAAGTAAGTCATCGGTGATTTACATTTAAGGCAATTTAGCTGATAATACAGACATTATTTAAGGAGAGTTTTAATGCTCAGTAACGAACCACTCAAGCTCAAGGGTAGTCTGGAGCTTGTCCTACGAAAGGGCAATGGCGATGTAGAAGTTCGCCGCAAGGACAATATCATCGTTGATGTTGGTTTCGACTTTGTTGCCGATGCGATCGGCAAGGGCACAGGTCGTCCTGACGTGATGAGTCATATTGCTCTGGGCACTGGCACAACCACCCCGGCAGCGGGGCAAACTGGGCTGACCACAGAGATCAGTCGCCTCGCTGCGACCTACGCGCATGTAGCAGGCTCCAAGGTATTCACGTTCCAGTCAGTCTTTGCCGCAGGCGTGGCAACGGGCGCTTTAACTGAGGCTGGTGTATTCAACGCGGCTGCGGCTGGCATTATGTTCGATCGCGTGCTGTTCGATGTGATCAATAAAGGCGCGGATGACTCTATGACCGCAACATTCTCCTTCACCATGTCTTAATTAATAAGTCAGTGGTGAGCTAGTGGCAGTTTCGGTAACAAGAAATGAAGTCCAGGCATACGCCTGGGATGATCTGCCGAATACCACTTGGGATCAGATGGATGATGCCTGGGACGAAGCTGGGCTGTGGGAATTCCTCCTCGATGCCAGTGAGTCCCTGGGCGTTTCGGACGCCATCACAAAGGACGCCGATCTTGTCCTTTCCGAGACGCTCAATATCGCGGATGACATTGCCAATGCCGTGTCATTTGTCCGCACGTTCACCGAGTCATTCTCGCTCGCTGAGAGTTACGTCGATTACATCAACTTCCAGCTCAAGATCATGGAGCATTTCGCCATCTCTGATCACCTGGGCAAGGATGTTGATTTCCACCTGTCGGAAGAGCTGTCGATTGCGGAAGTGCTGAGCAAGGAGGTCAGCCTAAATCTGAGCGAGCTGATCACCATCGGTGATGATTTCGGCAAGTCAGTTGAGTTTTATCGCACCTGGGTGGAAAGCCTGGGCATTACGGATCTGACTAGCAAGCAGATCAACCTGGAAATAGCCGAGTCGTTTGGTATCGATGAAAAGTTGACCCGCGACATTGGCCTGAACAAGTCTGAGCTGCTGGCATTTGCAGATGCCATTGGCAGGACAACAACCTTCGTCAGGAACTTCAACGAAGGGCTAAGCATCGCAGAATCGATGAGCAAGGCGATCGATCTGTCCATTGCGGAGGCCCTGGCGATCGCGGAGCAGTATATGCGCAACAGCAACAGTGTCATTTCGGATCTGGGCGTGGGCTCTGGGGATATTAGCGAGTCTGATTTTGCCGAAATGATCAGTCGCGGATCTGCCCCAGGCTACGAAGACTTCACGCGCTTTCTGACGGGGGATTACGACTACCAGAAGGCGCTGATTCGCCTGGCAGTCTCCTCGGAGAATTCAGATCGCCCATTGATCGACAGGATGCGAATCGACGTGGATGTGCCAGATGTGCGCGACAGTGGATCTCAGGCAATCGACGCAGCAGGCTCCACGATTTCATTTAACAGGAATTTCAGTGTTCCGCCCGAGGTGGGCGCGAACATGAAGGGCGGCACAGTGATTGGTGTGCCCTATGTGGACAACATTACCGAAACGGATTTCTTTGTGATCATCAAAGACAGCGCAGGTGTTGGTGTTGCAGGAACAATCTCCTGGTCAGCACTCGGATACTAACGGAGAAAGAAGGTGCAGAATTATCAAACAATGCCAGATACTAAGAAGCTCAACGAGAGCCGTCTTATTATCGTCAATAACTTCCTGACTGCACTTTCGCAGAACTCAGGAACCGCATTTCCAACGCTCAACCTGGAAATCGGTATGCCTTGCTACCGAACTGACCAGAAAAAGCTCTACGTCCTGACAGCGACAGGCCCCGATGTCTGGGAGCTCCTGTTTGACATGAACTTTACACCCACCACACAGGAAGCGGTCGACACAGCACTGGCCGGAAAGTCCGACACCGAGCATACGCACGCTTATCTGCCACTGGCAGGTGGTGAGCTGACTAATGCGGTAGACATCAACTACAACGGCGGGGAAGTGCGCATCGCAATGGCAGTGGGCGGTCGTTTCTATATTGCGCCCAACGATGATGGTGATTTCCAGTGGACACGCGAATTCGGCTATGACCCTACAACAAACAACTGGTATGTCGAAACCAACCTGGATGTGGTTGGCGATGTGACATCTGGTGGCAACCGCTGCCTGACCACTGCGGACGAAGGCGCGGGTAATGGCCTGGATGCAGATACAGTCGACGGTAAACAGGCTTCTGAGTTCCTGGGTGTAACCGCTAAAGCTGCCGACTCCTCCAAGTGGGATGGTGCGAACAAGACTGTATCGACGGGCGCTCCGACTGGTGGCGCAAGCGGCGACATCTGGCTGCAATACGAATAATAGGGCGACGAAATGATCTTAATCTGGAATGGCGATAATCAGTCAGGCTTGTGCGACAAGGGCGAAGGTAAGTTTAATTACTGGGTTAAGCCAGAGTTGAGCTTTGCGTTTGATTCGCTCTTTTATGAGCCCACCAATCACATCAAGGTAATTGCTGGCGAATGGATTGCGTTGAGCGAGGCTGAGATCGCGGAGATTGAAATTCAGATCTACCAAGTCAAGGAGCTATCGCCCCAGGAGAACCCTGCGGAAACATCACACGTTGTTGATGGCAATGGTAGCTACCTGGGTGAGATCCCAACCACAGATGCACTCGCGGACAGCACGGTCACTATCGTTGCTGAAGCTCCGCCTGGTGATGGCTTTTATCTGTGGAACAAGCAGAGTCAGGCATGGTTCAAGATCCAGGCAGTTGATGCAGAAGGCAAGTTCGTCGGCAATGTGCCTTACGGCAGCTATGCTCAGCTTGTTGATGGCCCGCCACCCAAGGATTACATGATCTGGGACTTTGCCAATGATGACTGGGTGGATGCACGTCCGTTAGGCGTAATAATCGCTGAGCTTCATAGCACGATTGACCAGGCGGCGGGTAATCTGCGCGCCAAATACATCACCTCCGTAGTTGGTCAGGCAGAAACTTACATCTACAAGTCAATCCAGGCAAAGGAATTCCTTTCGCTGGACAACCCCAATGACTACGACTATCCATTGCTCATGGCAGAGGTGGAAGCTATGCAGGTTGCCAATCCTGGAGCAACGATAGTCGATGCGGCAAATGCCATTCTAGCCCAGGAGACTGCCTGGATGGGTCTGGCAGCGATTGTTGAAAAAGAGCGCAGGGCAGGGAAGGAGCGCGTGTCTCTGTGTGAGAAACCCAACGATGCGCACCTGGCAGCATCAGAAGCTATCCAGCGTATTAACCAGATCGGCTAAAGAGTAAATCAATGCAGAATTTTGTATCCATTGCAGGCGCGGACAAGATCAAGAACAGTCGACAGATTCTTGTCGATGATCTGAATACCATCATGTCGCAGAGCTCGGGAATCGCGTTCCCTATCGCTGATCTGCAACTGGGTATGCCCTGCTATCGCTCTGATCAGAAAAAGCTGTATGTGCTCACACAGACAGGGCCAGACGTATGGGAACTGCTGTTTGACTTCAATGATGCGTTCAATGCGGACAAGCTCGATGGGCTGGAGTCCACACAGTTTGCGCGCACCGATGTTGCCAATGTGCTTGCTGGCGATCAGACGATGCAGACGAGCACGCCTACTATTTTTCTCGATAGTGTAAATGCCTCAGACAACAAGCATGTTTATTTTCGCGCCCAGGGCACAAACAAGGGCATCCTATATCACGACTCTGTTGGTCTTCAGATGGTGCTGCGTGCCTATGACGACACAGATGGTGCTACTCGTGCACAGGTCAAGGTAAAGCAGGATGGCAATATCGAGCTTGCCCCGTCAGGCGCTGGCGTCGTTTCTATCGGCGGATCTCGTGTGCTCACACAGGCAGATGAGGGCGCGGGCAATGGATTAGATGCAGACACTCTTGATGGGCTTCAGGCATCACAATTCCTGCGATCAGATCAGAGCGTCACGCTCAATGGCAGCTTTACTGTCAGTGGTGATCAGACGATCACAGGCGTCAGCCCACAGCTTTATTTCCACGAAACTGATGCACCTGTCGACGAGGGCCGCTTTGACATCCTGACCGATGGTGGCAACTTTGATGTGCGCGCTTACAACGATGCACGCACAGTCTATACAACGCCCATCAGGATCACCCGCACAGGCACGGTCATCGATGAAGTAAAGTTACAGGCATCCTCAACAAGAATGACTGGCAATGCTGTTGTTGAGGGCACATATTTATACGGGCCTTCCGGAAAAGTAGTGGCAAAGCTCAGCGATTCATGGCTGCGCATAAACGATGGGCTGGGGTTCACTTCGGGGATCTACTGCGGTGGGTCTGTCCTGCGCACCGATGGTCAGCTCCAGGTAGGCAGCAACGGGGCGACATTCCTGGCAAAGGCAGGCACATGCACCTTCGAAGGCAATCGTATTCTGACTGTTGCTGATGAGGGGGCGGGTAACGGTCTGGATGCCGATACTGTCGATGGCATCCAGGGCTCACTGATTGTCCGTAATGACCAGGCAAACACGATTGCTGGCAAGCTAACCGTCGATGGCATCGAGGTGGGCTCCGGCCTCAGTGAGGGCATCTTCTTCGAGAACGGCTTTCATCGCATGACGAACAATGACGGAGGTGGCAACTTCAACCTCCGTATTGGCAATTACTTCGACGCTACCCATAAATACTCTGGTAATGCGTCGGGCGCCACTCATCTGAAATGGGATGAGGGCGTCAATCCGGTATTCAATATATCGTTAAGCGAAGATGCCACGACTAAATTAGCCGGGGATACTATCACCTGGGCCGCTACGTTCAGTTTCAGAAATGACGGGCGGCTGTCAGGCGTGCAGACTCCAACGAGCAATACTGACGCGGCAAATAAACTCTATATCGATAACGGGCTTGCGGGCAAGGCAAACACTTCGCACACGCATACTGAATCTGACATCACCGATCTGGACAAATACACCCAGGCACAGGTCGACACCGCCCTTGGATTAAAGCTGGACTCGTCCGCTTACACGGCTGCGGATGTGCTCGCAAAGATCAAAACAGTCGATGGTGCAGGTTCTGGGCTGGATGCAGACACGGTAGACGGCATCCAGGGCTCCAGCATCATTACTAGCTCAAACATTGGCTCGCAGTCAGTCTCGTATGCAGATGACGCCGGAACGCTGGACGGCATCGACTCGACAGCATTTTTACGCAGCAACGCATCAGACACCCACTCTGGTGGCGTCATGAAATTCCAGAACAGTAACGGCATACACATGGAAAATCTGACGGGTCAGACTAATGGCTTGCAAATCTACCAGCCTACTGCTGGCGCCGATGCCTGTATGTCCTTCCATGT